ATGACCATAGAGGATAATGGCTAATTTTTATGGAGTAATTCCTATTCATGTATTAAGAAATAAAAATTTATCTCCTTTAGATAAATTAATTTGGCTAGAAATAACAACAAGAGTTGGTGTTAATGGGCGTATGAAGTTTAATCTTCATGGGCTATCTCTAACGATGGGAGTTAATCATAGCCTAATAAAGCACTCCCTCAACAATCTAGCAAGGGAGAGCCTTATCTGGAGGATAGGAAAGGAGATATCACTCTCTGCACCAGACTCTCCTGAGTCACAGCAGATAGAGATGGACTTGGAATTTGTAGGAGAGATTATTCGCAAATGGAACGAGGTATTTAAGAAAGACCTGCCAGAAGGTGTCAAGCAGACTGCCAGCTTGTCAGGTATTATCTCTGACAGCCTGACATCATTCACAAAGCAGGAGCTAATTGACGCTGTTGAAAGATGGCATAGTTTCTGCAAGGATAGTGACTGGTGGGGTAAGGCTGAGAACAAGTTGCACAGAGCAAATATGTTTAAATTCTTCTCCAATGAGGAGAGGATAACTCAGGCATTAAACTTCAAAGGTGGTGGAGAGATTACCGCTAGGAGAGAGGAAGCTGAGGATTCAGATTTATTAAATTAGAGATATGATAGGGGTATTAGCGATAATTATATGGATTATAGCATTTGTGGCATTTCTTTATGTAGCAGAAAAACACTCGCAATTTAAAGATATTTCTTTTAAAGGATTTTATAGATGGTTATTTTATGACGGATAAAGCACTAAAACTAATAACCCAGAAGGAAGCCGTAAGGACTTCATATGACAGGCTTGTAGCCAACAGAAAGCGAGGCTTTGGACTTGGTGGTGTATCAACAGGTATAGACGCTATAAACCTCTCTATAGGAGGGTTTCTCCCTGAGAAGGTCTCGGTGTTTGCTGCTCGTTCAGGAATAGGCAAGACTGGGCTGATAAACTCATTCATTGCAGGAGGGCATCCTGTTAGACAGAATAAGCGAGGCTCATATCTCGTTATGAGTTGGGAAATGTCTCCTAGCCTACTGGTCACCAGAGAGATATGTAGGATAAAGGGGATGACTCAAGGTTTGTTCTTGAATGGGGCTTCTTTATTAGGAGACCAGACAATGAAGGAAATAGAAGACATCTACTCTGAGTGTGCTACCTATGACGTTGAATATCAGACAGTATCAACCAACCTCACAAATGTTAAAAAACTCACAGAGCAGTTTGTTGAACGTTGTAGAGCAAATGAGCAGAAAGAGGGGATAGAGATACAACCTATAATTGTCATTGATTTTATTCAGATGATGAAGGGTGAAGATGGGGGGTTAAAGACCTATCAGCTTTCTGATTTTATGGTGGGGATAAAGGACACTGCCAATGAGACAGGAGCTCACTTTGCTGTCCTTGCTCAGCTACAGAGGGAGGTTGATTCTAAAAGCGAACCTGAAAGAGATAATCTTAGTGACAGCAAGAGTATTGAGGATAGTTCTGACTCTATGGTATTTTTACATAGACCAGAGTATAACAATATAGACGAGATAAGAGACCCAAAAACAGGTGGAGATTACAATAATGGGAACCCAAATGTAAAAAACAGTGAAAATGTAATGATGCTTAGGACTCTCAAGGATAGAAATTTTGGTACTAGGGATACGTTGATTAATATTGACATAAAGCACTTTAGATTCTGGAATCTGGGAGATGAGTGGGATACCGACTTCCACCATAAATACACTAAAAAAGCCTTCTGGTTAGAGTACTTTAATCTAAAAAAGGGAGACGAGAAACAATTAAACTTAGATAACACATGAACTATTTAATCTTATTAATTTTGATGATACCAATTCCACTAGAGATTTGGTATGATAGGTACTGCTGGAGGACAGGTAGAGACGACAAGCCAGCAAGCACAACATTAAGGGTGCTGGCATTTATTTTATTATCCTTCCTAGCGACATTTATGTTGCAGGGGTTAGGGTTTGATTGGACAACTCTAGCTTACCTTATAACAGGAGGACTGGCAGGATTTGGGCTACACTTTCTACTGTTTAATTATAGCTTAAATGCAGCCAGAAAAGGTGTAAAGATTAGCTTTAGGAAAGAAGGAGAATTGCTTACGCCACTATGGTGGGTTTATGAGCTAGGGATAAGAATGTGGGTTGCTTATGTAACTGTACTTGCTTTCTTTCACTGGGAGTGGGTAGCTGTAGGTGTACCACAAGGGACTAAACTATATGAATACTTTATATTATGAAACGACCAAAGATTGAAGATTATCAAGGTAATATTATAGAGTCAGAAAATAGACCAGATTGGAGTTTGTTTTATGCTGATATAGAAAAATATATGGATTGGCAAGAGCAGCAAGTCAAGGACGGGCAAGCCCGTGAAAAGGAGCTGGAAGATAAGATTAACAGCTTCTGTCCTGAGTGCCAAGAAATGTGTGAATGTGAAAGTGATTATTTATCAACCATAGGGAAATTAAACAAGCACTAAAGAAATGAATAAAATATTTGATGGTAATTATTTAATAACTCCTGAACAAAAAGCCTACGTTGAGGATTTAGAGCAGCAAGTCAAGGAGCTGAAAGATGCTTTAAAAGCAGTTGACAAAAAACTAGGCCGTAACCAATGGCCAGCATTACAGATTATTAAACAAGCACTAAAATGAAACACTTTGTAAAAATAATGTCTCTATTGGGAATAGCTGCTATATTATGGATGATTTTAGGTATAATATATTTATTAATACCATTATTTATTTAAACAAGCACTAAAGAGATGAGCGAATTTAAATTGCATAAACAAGAACTGCCACTTATAACTAAGTGTTGCAAATCTTTAAATTGGATGAATGTAACAAGCGATGACCAGAAGACTACTGGAGACTATTGTTGTGAGTGTAAAGAGTTCACCCCCGACAATGTGAGAAGGATGACTCAGCTAGAGTATGACACAATGTCAGCGTATGGACTGACAGGCTCATGGACGAATACTGACTAATTTATGATTTTAATTAAAAAGTAAGTATATGATATATTTTATAAAACAAGCTGAATTTGTTAAAATAGGATGCACCAACAATATCTTTAAAAGATTAAGTTCTTTGCAGGTTGGGAGCCCTCTAAAATTAGATATTCTTGGCTTGATTAGTGGTGGAAAAAATGAAGAAAAAGCCCTACACGAGAAATATCGTGAATATAACTCAAATGGGGAGTGGTTTTATTTAACAGAAGAAATAATGAACCATGTAAATTCTTTAGACAGGACACTAATGTGGGAGAACGGTTTAGAAGAAGAGCCTTTTACGGTTATTTCTAAAATTCAAAAGGCAAGATACGAAACTGGGCATACCCTAGAGAGCTTGTCTAAAAAGTTAGGAATAACAAAGCAAAGCGTACAGGAATTAGAATTAAGAGAATTAAAAGGAGGCGTTACGCTAGGGAAGATGATTGAGTATGCTAACGCTATGGGAATGAAATTTGACTATAGAATTACGTCAAGAACCCTGACAAAGTAAGGAGTATGACATAATGCCGTTAAATAACCCCAGCTAACCCATGATGTTGAATCTTCCTATACATGGTTCTTTCGGAATAACCAATTTCTTTAGCCATTTTCTGTCTATTAAAGCCACATCTTTGTGCAGCTTTAATAATGAGAGACCTCTCTGCCTCTTTAAGGTTGAGGGTTCCAGAATAATCTTCATTAAGATAAAGCTCATCCTTCCTTTCTTTAAGTTTGTCTAATTTTTTCTCAAGTTGAGAAGGGGTAATAGCAGGACGATGCTTTTTTATAGAACTTGGTTTGGGGGGTACTTTAGCGATATTATAAGTATTTTTATTGAAATGATGAATATATTCAGTCTCTATTTTATGAAGGTTAGCTCTGCTGTAATCATCAACATCAATAATATCAATAACATCAAAATAAAAGCCATCCTCCCCACATTTAATCCAGTCTTCTTGAAGTTCAATGTTTTTATGACATCCAGCACGAAGAGCAGCTTTATGATTGTTAATTCTTTCATCAACAAGAATGGAGAGCCCAACATAACACTTGGCAGTCTCTTTATTGCTTATTTTGTATATTCCTATCATATTGTCAGTGTTTTATACTTAATAAGTGTCAATAACCATGCCAAGACTGCCAGATTGGCAGTGATGTTTACTGACAACAACAACGGCATAATAATTGCTTAATATAAATAATATGAACAAAAAAAGGCAGATAACAGACGAAGAAATACACAAAGCAAGGGATGTTGATATCACAAGCCTCCTAGAAAGCAACGGCTTCATACTAAAAGCAAAAGGGAGAACCAGCGTATGCTCCTCTCCATTTTCATCAGATTCTACGCCAAGCTTTGTAGTCTACACAGACCAGAACAGATTCTATGATTTCTCTACTGGGAGATACGGAGATGCCATAACTTTGGCACAAAATTTGTTAGGTATAGAGTTCCTAGAGGCGGTGAATATGTTAAATGGAACTGAAATGTTAATGTGGGACGAAGAAAAATATGAGAAGAAAGCTAAAAAGAAGAAGCCGTTTAATATTGACAACTATACAACTAGGTATGAGCACGAGATTAAGGCAATTGATGATTATGCTCGGATACGGGGTATAACCCGTAACTACCTTCATGGGTTCTTCGCCAAGAAGATAGGTGGTCTCTGGAGGAGGTTCCCTTCTATAATGTTTCCGCATGAAGATGCCGATAGAAACATCACAGGTGCTAAGTTTAGGAATATCCAGCCTGTATATCAGTTTGATAGATTTTCAGCTAGGGGGAGGCTTGGATATTATATTATAGATGAGGCTTTATATGAAAGCGGGTTGAAACCAGACTTATATGTTTGTGAGTCCGAAACCTCCGCAAACTCGCTGAGTGAATTTATGGAATACTCAAACAGGGCAGCGGTTGTTATTTCTTTTGGAGGGGTAGGAACTGTTCCTAAAGTAATACCAGAGGTGTATAGGAATTTAGATATGAAAATAATAATTGACTATGATGGAAGGGAAGAGATATACCAAGAAAGGCTAAAGGCTTACGAACACCTACAAGGCACTCCTGTTAAGCTTGTTTTGCCAAAAAACGAAGACATTAACAGCTTGTGGGCTAACGGAGAATTAGAAATATTAAATGATATGTTGTTAACAAATAAAAATTATGACTAAGAAGAAAAATTATGTAATGAAGCTGGAGTTTAACGACCCACAGCTAATGTCTGTTTTTAAGCAGATAATGGAATCAGGGAAGGAACCTATGCAGCTACACCTAAAAAGAATCTTAGCAGAGATTGGAGTTGCCAGTGACCCTGCCTTATATATTAAGGATGAGTCTATTATCTTTAAGATGGTTAATACCGATAAGGGATTGGTGTTCTGCTATGAGAATGAGAAGCAGGAGAAGCTGATAAGTAAGGAGTATAAGCTTATAGCCGATGGTGAGGTATATATGACCTTAAACTCAGGTAGCCTTTTGGTGTGGTTTAAGAGAAATGGTGCTCCTGACCAGAATATAGAGAACATGGTGGCATTCGATGATATCAATAGGGCTGTAGAGGCACTAAAGAAAATTGATGACCCCGTAATTGTAGCTGAGAGAATCAAGCAGCGAGATATTGAGGATGGTATTATCGATGAGGATGGTAACCCATTGCCTCAAGAGGATAATAAGGTTAAGACATTTGCAGACGCTATACCTAAAGTATAATGAGCGATATAATAGATTTTGACGATGCCCAAGAGGAGAATGAGATTCCTCTAGTGGAAGCACCAGCGAGCAACGAGGTTTTGCCATATCCTTCAGTAGTAAAAGGAGACACCCCTGAGCCCTACGAGGGAAAGTTTAAGAATATAGAATGGGGTGTAGAGGCATATGAGGTTGAGAGTGTGGGTTGTCTTGTTAAAGGTGGTGGTGGAATTGTATTTATACCCGAAACCGCCCTTGTGAAGAATGCTGATGGAACCTACGATTTAATTAGAGGTAGAAAATTTAGAGGATAATGGCTGAAAAGAAAATAGATAATTTAGAATTGTGGAATAGGGTAGAGAAGACAGACCCTAAGTATACCAAGGAGGTAGGATATGGTAGAAAATTTACCTCTGTTAACGCCCAGTATCAGGTTAAGAATGCTACCGAGGAGTTTGGACTATATGGTTCTGATTGGGGTATTAGAGAGATAGAGTATGATATAATGAGAGACCTCCCTCATGGAGAGGTACTGGTGTTGGCAAAGGCTATATTTGCATATCCAAATGGCGGCTGTGTTAGAACCTTCCCCATATCCTCTACCATAAAGATGGTATCTTGGAATAAGAGCAAGGACGAGCTGCACCTTGATGATGAGTGGGCTAAGAAGATAGAGACCGACATTACAACTAAGGCTTTGTCTAAGCTAGGATTTAATGCTGACATCTTTTTAGGTAGGTATGACGATAATCGTTACGTTACCTCTATGAAGGAGGAGTTCGCCCATAAGCCTAAGGCTGCTGAGAAGAAAGAGCTCTCTATGAAGCAGTATGAGGATGCCATGAAGGCTACCGAAGAAGCTGACGAGAAAAAGGTTGCAGTAATCAAGAAATGGCTAGGTAGGTTTAATAAAGAGGGTAGATATCTGAAGCTGGCTATGAAGGGTATAGCTAATAAGGAGAGTAGTCTAAGTAAACATCCAACTGTAAAAAAAGAAGAAAATGTCAAATAATAGTAGTAGTAGTTCGAGTGGTGCAGGGTTAGGAACACTGTTAACCTTATTATTTATAGCGTTAAAATTATTAGGATATATTGATTGGTCGTGGTGGTGGGTTTTATCCCCTATCTGGATATCGATTGGTGTTTTCTTTCTAGTCCTAGCGGTATTAATGTTTATTTCAAAATGAAATTCAAACAATTTAAAATTCGATGCTCAGCCATAGGTAAGATTATGGCTGGGTCTATGGGGCTGAGTGATGCTCAGGAGAGCGAGAGGTTTAGTTTATTGTTAAGACAAAAAGATTGTCATAATAATGTTCCAAACATAAAGCCGCTAACGGAAACGATGAAGAAAAAGCTGAGAAATCTTCAGGAAATAAGAGACAATCCCGAGCTGCCTCAGGGAGCTAAAACCTATTGTGATTTATGGATAAAGGAGCAGCTCTACAATCGCAGAAAAGAGTTTACCTCTAAGTATACCGACAAGGGTAATATTGTTGAGTACAACTCCTTAGATTTTATATCCGAGCAAGAGGATTTAGGCTTGCTTATTAAAAATGAGGAATTCTTTTTTGATGATTTTATGACTGGGACACCAGATACTATCCTTGAGGATTTGGTTATAGATGTTAAAAATCCTTGGAGTCCATTTACGTTTCCTATATTGGAAACAGAAATTCCAGAGAAGGATTATTTCTACCAAGCTCAGGGGTATATGAGTCTAACTGGAAAGAGAGCGTATAAGCTAATATATGTACTAAGTGATACTCCAGACCATCTAATCAAAAAGGAGGCGTTCTACTACTGTAAGGACAACGGATACGAGGGTTTAGATGAGGATATCTTAGAGGACTTTAGAAGAAGGATGACATATGATGATATTGAAGACAAGTATAAGATTAAGTTCTTTGATATTGAGTATGACCAAGCGGTTGTCGATAAGATTCACGCTAGGGTTGAGGCTTGTAGAAAATATATTAAAGAAAGAACCAAGGGGTTATGAAAGAAAATACATTTATGATACCAAGGACAGCCGTTGAGGTTACTCTTAAATTAAAGGATAAACAGAAATTGACATTCTCAACGTGGAAGTTTACCCATCATGGACAAAAAAAGATGTCAACACATCAAAACGTATGCTTCATTCACCCTTCTCTTAATGGAATTATAGACACTTTTGACCAAAACGAGTGTGAATCATTTATAATAAAAACATTATGAATTTAGAAGAATTTAAGGAGAAGCTATTTAAAAAGCTTGTAGAGAAGAAAGAATTTGTCGAGGAAGACATAGAGAAATATAATCAGGACTTTGAGGAGTTTAACCCTACTTGGGAGATTTTTATCGAGGTTATTAATGAGGCTGTAGAGGCTGACTTCCCAAAGACCTATTCAGAGATGATAGCGAAGGGATATAGAGGGAAGAAGAAGCGTAAACCACGACAGGCGAAATGAGCGAACAGTGTACACCATGTCAAGCAAAAAAATCAACACTAGAATATTTTAATGGTGATGAGCTAGCAGCATCTGTATGGATGAATAAATATGCCCTAAAGGATAGCGATGGGAATATTTTTGAGGAAACCCCTTGGGATATGCATCATAGACTGGCTACTGAGTTTGCTAGGATTGAATGGGAGTATCCTAATCCTATGGGCTATGGGGAAATATTTGAGCTTCTTGATAATTTTAAATATGTAGTCCCTCAAGGCTCTCCTATGTTTGGTATCGGTAACGAGCTTCAGACAGTATCTCTATCTAATTGCTTTGTGGTAGGAAACACCCACGATTCATATGGAGGGATACTTCAGACAGAGCAGGAGCAGATACAGCTTATGAAACGCAGAGGTGGTGTAGGTCACGACCTCTCACATATAAGAGCCTCTGGTGCTAAGGTGAATAATTCAGCCTTGACATCTACAGGGGTTGTTCCCTTCATGGAGAGGTACTCCAATGCTACTCGTGAGGTGGCTCAGGACGGACGTAGAGGAGCTCTAATGCTATCAATCAGCTCTGAACATCCTAACGCCTTAGACTTCGCTAGTGCTAAGCTGGAGGACGATAAAATCACTGGTGCTAATATCTCTATTAAGGCTTCGGATAGGTTTATGCATAGTGTTATAACCCCAATAAGTGTTGTGGCTGATGGAAACTTTGTAAGACATCCAACGCAGATGGCTAAGGATAAGAAACTTTGGGACACTGTTATCCATAACTCATGGTTGAAAGCTGAGCCAGCATTTCTATTCTGGGATACGATAATTAGAGAATCTATCCCATCTTGCTATGGTGGTGAGTGGAGGGAGACCTCTACAAATCCGTGTGGAGAGATTCCTTTATGCCCATATGATTCTTGTCGTCTTATGGCTATGAATCTTTACTCTTATGTGGAGAATCCTTTTACCACAGAGTCTTACTTTAATTTTATAAAGTACGAATCTCATGTTGGTAAAGCCCAGAGGCTTATGGATGATATGGTGGATTTGGAGATTGAGAAGATAGATAAAATCTTATTAAAGATTGAATCTGATGAGGAGCCTGAGGATGTAAAAAATGTAGAGCGTCAGCTATGGGAGAAGATTAGAGAGAAGGCTGTAGATGGACGTAGAACTGGGCTAGGGATTACAGCAGCAGGAGATACCTTAGCTGCCTTGGGGATTAGATATGGTTCTGATGAGGGAACTGAGATGCTTGAGGCTATAATGAATGAACATAGAAATTCTGCATATGATTCTTCTGAGGAGTTGGCTAAAGAAAGAGGACATTTCCCTGTATACAACAGAGAGAAGGAAGCCAAGAACCCATTCATCCAAAGAGTAGGGAGCACAGAACCAAGGAGAAATATATCAATGCTGACCATAGCCCCTACAGGGACTACAAGCTTAATGACTCAAACATCTTCTGGTATCGAACCTGTATTTCAGGTAGCCCATAAGAGGAAGCGTAAGATAAACCACAGAGAGGAGGGTCAGGGAGATTCTATAGACCAGAATGGAGACCACTGGAGACACTATAATGTCTTGCACCATCATTTTGTGACTTGGTATATGGAATATATTAAACATGGGGGTCGGTCTTATGGTTATTCTTTAGAAAGAGAAGAGGCTAAGAAACATCTAGAGGGAATGCCAGAAGATGAGCTAAAATCTCTAATTAAAAAGTCTCCATACCGCAAGGCTACAGCCCATGATATAGACCCTATAGCCAAGGTTAAGATGCAGGGAGCTATACAGAAGTATATAGACCACTCGATATCGGTTACCGTTAATCTCCCCAAGGAGGCTACGGAAGAATTGGTAGAGCAGGTGTATATAGAGGCTTACAATGCTGGGTGTAAGGGGGTTACGGTATATCGTGATGGCTCTCGCTCTGGGGTGTTGGTTACAAATGAGGAGGAGGAAAATCCTATCATAGATAACAACGCTCCAAGGAGACCTAAGAGATTGCCAGCACAGGTTATAGAGTTTCAGAACAACAAGGAGAAATGGGTAGCCTTTGTAGGTATGTACCATGAAAGACCATATGAAATATTTGTTGGGAAGCTTCATGAGTCATTAGTAGAATTTACAAAAACCAAAAAAGATGTTTCGATTGTTAAAACAAAGGACGATAAAGGTATTAAAAAATATCATGCTGTATATAATGGTACGAAGATTGAGATATCGAATGTATTCAATAAAGAGTACTGGAATTATGCGAAATTTATAAGTGGATTATTAAGACATGGGACACCTCTTCAGTATGTTTATGAGATTGTTAAGTCTATGAATATGGAGGATGACCATCTCAATAGCTGGAAATCTGGGGTCTCCAGAGTCATTAAGAGATTTATTTCTAATGGTGTAAAGAGTAAAGACAAATGTGGCAACTGCGGAGCTGAAGACTCGATGGAATTTGCAGAGGGTTGTGAGGTGTGTAAGAGTTGTGGCTCAAGTAAATGCGGATAAAATGAAAATTAGTAAAAGGAAACGAGAATTATTAGAGGAGTTAGCAGCACTCCAGCAGGTGCAAATAAACACTGATATCTTAATAGGGGTAGCTATCGAGGAGCTACACGAGGAAGATGCCACTCCAGAGGAGCTGGAAGAGTTTAAGGTTAGAGAATTATTTTTCGAATATATATATAAATAATGGAAGAAGAGAGGATAAAAACAACGGAGAACTTTATTAAGCTATTGCCCTTCTCAGGTGGGTCTATAGCGTGTGAAGATACTCCAGAGGTGGGGCTGGTATACCACCTAAATATAAAATTGCCAGCAGGAGGATATATAATCCTCACCGTGCCTGAGACGACAGCACAAAATTATCCTGAGTATTTTAAAATTTCAAAAGAATAACAAAAATTGTAAAAATTATGAGTCAAGAGAAAAAGTATGTAAGAGGAAATGCTAAGGAGATTAGCTTTGACAATGGAGGAGATATTCTCAATTTGTCATTTAATATTTATGACTTCCTGTCTGGGGTGGATAATAAAGGTCATAAGATATCAGAATTCGCTGATGAGAATGGATGGGTGAAGATTACAGCAGGGAGGAAGAGAGAGGTAGACCAGTATGGTAATACCCACTCTTTAAGCCTGAACGAATGGAAGCCTGATGAGGACTGGAAATCTAAGGCTGGGAACCCTCCAGCAGCAGCTCCTGTAGAGGATGAGGAGCCACCGTTTTAGTCTGGTATAATTATTGTAGTTAATTAAGAGGGGTTGTGGACTAGCACATTAAAGGGCATCAAAACCGCCCCTCTTTTAATTTTACTGCTATGGATATAATACTTTCGTATGCGATATCAGGTGCTATTATAGCATATGCTATCTATGTGATTTTAACACCAATAAAGAAGAAATGAAGATAAATTTATCAAAAACAATCACCAAATTAGATGGTGAACTTATAGCCGATAAGAGTGCTGGATGGATTCTGGCAAATTATTTAATGGAGATATCCACAAAAAAAGGAACGGCATTAAGATTATTCCCTATATGCATAGAGCTATTAGAGGATAAGGAGATTGAGCTAACCAAGGATGATTTTGAGCTTATCGTTATGCTTGTGGATGAAGGGAATATGGATAATATTATGAAAGCTAAGATATTAATTGAGCTAAATGGCGGATAAGGGACAGAAGTCAAGGCAAGCCTCATGGTGCTTCTTCCGAGGCTCTGAGAAGGTTCGTGCGGCTATCAAGCATAGAATGAATCAGAAGGGCATCACCGCCAGAAAATTAAGTGAGGAGATAGGCTTTGCCCCTTATAGGATGAGCCTATACCTCAACAACAGGATACCAAACATGAACCAGTATCAACTGTATCAGGTCTGTCAGTATCTGGATATTAAGGTGAGTATAAATATTGAGTTGACATTATGAAGTACCTCCGCCCAAAGGACAAGGGAGCAAAAATAAAGATATCCCCTAGTCAGACGATTACTGTTCCGATGAATAATATTGTCAGGGTGGATAATAATACTGTTGCGGTTATGGCTACCACTGGAGCTAAGATGAAGTACCAGAATAAGGACGAGATATTGTGTAAAAGAAAATATATTGTTGAGATGCTTAGTGATGAGCGTCATTTTTATATTACAGACGACTATAAATTTACAGAACTTAAGTAATGAGCACAATAACGTATACCAAGAACGTAGTACCAGCAGCGAAGGAGGCTGGATTAATATCTCCTCATGCGGTGTGGACTCTTATAAAGCATTA